ATTGGTTCCTGGTTTGAAAGAATCTTGGGTAGATAGAACTCCTGATTTCATGTGCTTCAAAGATGGAAAACTGATAGTCATTGAGATTGCAACAACTTCTGGAGACACTAATGAGAAATATCTGGAGAAAATAAATGCTTATAAAGTTCCACTAAATGAAATAAAAGAAATAATGAATATCCAAATTGAATTCTATGTTATTGTCGTTTCTCACAATCAGATCAGGACTAATCTACAAGTTGATGACACTCGAAGGTCTGATTTAGCAATGATGTTATGCACTTATTTTAAGCTTGGAATGGATATTAATCATTCAGTCAGAAAGATCTCTGAAGATTTCTTACTAAAGAATGCTTTCACTTATTCTGAAGATGATAAGAAGTTGAGAAATTCTTTCAAACACATGAAAGGTTTAGCTGGAATTCCAAGATCAGATCCAAGTCCACTAATAATGACGTATGAGACTGTCAGAAATTTGATTGTTACTTCAAATAAAGATGGTGCAAACACCCTTGATGATTATACTGTGGCAGCAATGAATAAGGCAACTGATCTTAGCAAAGATGAGTTAGAATTTTATGCTTCTGACATCGGGAGAGAAAAGTATTTAGACTTGCAAATGAAGAAATTGGAAAATTTCTTAAATTCAGTTAATAAGATTCCCTCAGTTCTCGAAAAAGAAGGCTTTAGTCATAGAACCGACATGAAGTCAATAGTACAATTAAGTTTGATGAAACCAAAGATAAAAATAGAGCATAAGTCTCCTGAACAAAACTTAAATTACGAATATGTTTCAAAGAATTTACCAATAATAAAAGAAGATGAGCCAATGGCGAGATATTGGAAGGCTGCCATTGCATCTGCTCGGAACAATCAGTCAAACTTTAACACACTGTCTGAAACTGAATTCTCTTCTATTGTTCAAATGGTTTCATCAGCCTCTGATAAGAAAAGACAAACCACTCATAGAAAAAGTAAGGGTTTAGTTACAATCAATCAAGATGAAGAAATGATCATGTATGCAGCACTACTGGGTCCGGGGGCTAAGAGAATGGTAGAAAAAGAAGATCCTTTAGTTCTCAATAAAAAGAAAAAAGACAAAATGCCATTCTCTTTAGACTCAGACACAACAGATGTTTCTCTCTTTGTTGATGACATGACAATATATGAAGTTGGGGAAAATGAATTTTCCTACATCAATGAAGATGTAAAGCCTCTATATGAAAAAGCTCGCCAAAATATGCTAAACACATTGTTTTTAAATGAAGATGAAAAGTCAAAAATGAAATTCTCAAGTTTAGATAATCAAGCTTTACACATGTTTATGTCAACAATGGCTAGAACAAACATGTTTCAATCGTTATTTGTATTACATTTGATCTTATCAGAAGTTAATGTTTCTCTTTCTAAGTTTGGAGAAGATAGCAAATTCATCATCAAGAAATTACACAATTGTGATGTGTGGATTTTAATTAAAACCACAACAAACAGCAATCA